GGAACAGCGTTCTGCCGGGTGGTAAAATTCATTCAGTTGTTGCGATGTAATAAAAAAATCAAAATTATTAGTGCCATAATTATCACAAGTTGTCAGATATTCCAGAATGGCTGAGAAATAACCTGTCCATCCCTGCAGTGCTGCCGGTAATCCAGACATACTCGCAGGCAATACAAGTTTTTTGAGTGCATCACATTGATATATCCAGTACCCGAAAGCACTCGTAGAAACAAGACCATTCATCGATGATGGAAGGGTCAATTCTTCAAGCATCCTGCAAGTACGGCATATATCGGAAATTGTGGTACATGAATTCGAAGCACCCTGGAATACGACTTTCTTAACATTATAGCAGTTATAGAATACCCCATTTGCTGTTGTGAGTGCCGGGAGTGCGGGCCAGGTTACGGTTCCGTCGAGCGAATAACAATAATTGAATGCATATCCAATATTTTGAAGGCTATTTGCGCTTGACATTAATGTAACAGATTTCAGCGATGTTGCATAATTGGCAAACGATGTCATGTTTGTTAATGCCGGGAGTGATGCAGGCAGAATGATTTCCTGAACGTTGCTGTAATAAAATGTGTATGTCAGATTCTGCAAGGCTGTTAAAGCGACTCCAGACAAATCAACTTTTTTAACCTTGAAAGTATATGCAAAGGTGTAAGCCATTGTAGTCAAGGCTGGGAGAGATGCTGGGAAAATCACCTTTTCGACACCAGTGTATTGAAAGGCATAACTGATATTCGCCAATGAATCGGCGGTACTGCAAAATTCACATTCCTTGAACGACAAACACCCATCAAAGCAATTTGCAATGGTTGTGATATTGGGCGTATAAAATTTTGCAGCTAAAATGCGATACCCAGTCACATATCCTGTAAACGATGTCCTGTAAAACGTAGTAATTGACGCTCCCGCATTGACCGGCGTGAACCGAACAATGTAATATGTCCCGGTTCCTTTTGTTGGAAATGTAAGCTGATAACTGGTTGCTGAGAATTCCGCAGATGAAATCACGGTCATGTCTGAACGTAACAATTCTATCTTCTTGTTACCTGCTGAAACAGCCATATAACATGACAGAACCCCCTGTTCCAGGTCGTCGCACAAGAGAAGAATTTGTTCGGTTTCAGGATCAATCAATGTTATCGGCGCTTCCCAATCATCACTTTGATAGTAGCCATGTGCCGGACAATAAATCGAAGGATCGGGTGGCGTTTCGCCATACCCAGCTGCCGGACAAAGGATGTCGAGTAATTCCTCGTCAATGTTGAGTTTTCCGTGTTGTATGTAATGCGATCCCATATTTTCAGATTATAAATATTCACCATACAGCGACACCAGACCGACTGTTGACGGTGTAATTGTCAGCTTATCATATCTCGATAATTCGGTATTCAGTGGCGGGTCGAGCACAGGCGCACCATCCTCGTAGTCAATTGAGGTGAATTTCATATCGTACGGAACATTGTACACAAATTCAGAATCATCCAGAAAATCAATATGCAATTCAGGATTTGCATCCCCACCACCTCCCGGGTCACCATCATCACCAATATACTTCACCCAGACAGCCTCTGAGAAATCGCTACTCGTCGGAGGTGATAGCGGACTGGCAACATGAATTTCAGCCCTGTATTTCAGTTCATCGGAAGGGGTGAGCGAAAAATCAGAACCTGCATTATCACTGGCATAGGCTACATAGGTGTAAGTTGAAATACCGTCTTCGCCTGCTTCTCCATCCTGCCCGTCGGATCCGGTTGCCGAGATTCCCGTCTCGGTTTCACCAATGTACCAGTTGCCGTTCAACCCGATATGCGGAGTAATGCCATTCGCTCCCGGAGCGCCAGGTTCACCTTTGTATTTTTTCCACAGACCAGTAAAGTCGGAAGCTTCTGGTTCTACAATCTCGGACGTGGACGTCAAAATGGCCATGTAATCAAGTTCCGGATCGAAAATCATGGTAAAGCCAGTGCCTTCATCATCAGAAGCATAGGCGATATACAGAAATGCCGCTGCTCCTGGGCTTCCGGGTTCACCAGGGGCACCCTCCAGTTCCGATAATGCAATCAGGTTATTCCATGTTTCTTCACCTACATATCGCCAAACAATGTATTCTTCAACCGTATCGAACTCAACTTCACGACCATTCCGAAGCTTTACATTACCCCATAACATTGCAGGGACCCTGGGCGACTGGGCAATATTGATCACTCCCAGCATGTAGATGAGATAATCCTGTTCGTCCTTCACTCTTATGTTTTGTGTGTCCGCAAAAATGGTAGCCGCTGTAACCATTTCATCACGGGGAAGCTTTGCATACAGGAAATACATTTCACTGGTTGGCAGTTCTATAATGGTCTCCTGAACTGTCCACTCCCTGCTGGGATTGTATTCCTCGCTGTTGTCGATCTTTTTCTTAATCTCGTAACGGTCAAGGGTATTGTTCGCCCAATTCAGAACAATAATTCCACCCGCTCCAATCCTTATTTTCTCGGGATTATCATCGACGTTTGTTTCAACCAGACACCCATAAACCACATATTGAGGGATACCAGCATCGTAGGCAAGCATCCGGGGATCGATACTTTCATTGCGCACCCTTCGATCTAATGTTATAAGGTCGTCTGCCGGGTCAAAAATACGGTTGCGGAGCTCATTGGTGGTTTCAACATCCTTGCGGGCCACCTCTGTTGTGTCGTCTCCTGTGATTTTTTGATAGCGCTCGATCCTGTCAAGCCTGATGTTCATTTTTTCACGGGCCGTCAGCATTTTTCTTTCCGAAAGCACCAACTCATACTGACCGGTATAATAGATTTTTGTCAGTTCTGAAACCCTGCATAGCGAATTCAGGGCAAGGTCAGAATCAATCATCCCGATTGCATCGCCAATGTTGAAACCCTTATATTCTTCAAGTCCGTCAAAATTATTCTGCATGAAAGCCGGATCCACAACTGCCCGGTATACCACATCGGGAACAGCCAGGTCGGCAATCAGTTCGACGGCTGCTGCCTGTACGTCGGCATGTGCCTGGTCGAGATATTCGGAAGGAAGCTCAATATCAACCAGCGTGTATTCATCGCCAGCCTCAATAGGAAATGCTGCACTGGGAAATTTCTCTCCCCGTTCGTCCTTGAAGGGGATCAGAAAAATAAAGTGATTGTCGTGATCGTAACGGAGTATTTCAAATTCAAGCCCGGCACACTGGCCTGTTTTCATGCAAACCTTTGCCGTCAACCCTCCAAGCAGGTACTCATTGATATCGAACAGAGTTGTATCCCCGATCCGGTAAACCTCAAAATCGGTTTCCTCGTATTCGGTCCCTGCCGTTCCACGAGTTTCCCCGTCGGGACTGATCAACTGCAGGTAACTTTCGACCGTGCCGGTACGGTTCGGGAAAATATCATCGAAAATGTGAACCTTCTCCTTTTTCCCGTGTACCGATTCGTTCAGTACAACCGGCATTGTCGGACATTTCAACCGTTTGTAACCATACGAGGCCGGGATATTCTTTGTCGATCCATAAGCGTACAGTCGTGTACAGAGGTTGTCGGAATTGACCGATTCACGGGTTATTTCATACAATCCGTTTCCACGTCCATATTCCAGAGTATATGGCCAGTTCCTTGAAATCTTGCTTTGGACATTAACTGTCCAAACGGGATAGTTGTATACAAAATCAAATTCAAGCTCGTATTCGGCAGCTATTCTCTGTAATACCTGGTGACAATTTTCGCCCGAGAAGGCATGGTTCCGGCGCAAGGTGCTGTCAACCGTTCCTTTCACAAACAATCCGGAGAATGTACGGTTGGCGTTTTCGATGATCTTGTCAACAATCTCACCGGCGTTTGCATACCAGAAGAATTCTGCGTCGCTGTCGAACAGGAAAGCGCAATTTTTCAGCCTGAACGATTCATGGATGAACTGGTAGTTTACAACGAACTTGTTACCCGACAATTTCCTGACCTGGGGATCGCTGTCGACAAAATATTTCTCGTATTTGTTGCCTGTGACATCGACAAATATGTAGTCGTTGCGCTGAAATACCACATTGTTGTCCTGCTCAAATGTACAGGAAACATAGTTTTCGCCCAGCAACCGTTTTTGTACCTTCAATCCATTTGCATCATAGAACAGAAAGCCAACCGGGGTTGTACCTGAACGAAATACAGCCAGCGCCTTATATGCTGTATCTCCAACCACCGTAAGCCTTAAAGTGAAAGTCCCGATCTGTTCCGCTGCAATGTAATTGCATTCACGGGTAACGTCGATCCCATGCATCACATGAACATCGAACACATACCCGAAAGGAGTGGTCAATGTCTTCGACCCGGCACTGTATATCGCAGAAAAAAAAGCAAGTACTTTCGATATGAAATTTTCATAAGCCGAAACCGGGGGAGCAGCCACCGCACGAATCCAGCAATTCAGCACAATTTCACGGTCACCATAACGGACTTCATTTTCCCAGTACTCCTTTCCGTTTTCGTCAAGCCAATCGTGTGAAATGTTCGCCAGTGGAGGAATATCGATCACTCCCTGTGACCGCGAAACATAAACGCCGTAGTCGAGAAAATCAATTCCGTCAATCGCCCAGTTACTCATTCGTTTCAGTGATTAGCAATTTAACAGTTGCAATCGTGTAGTTCGCCTCTGTTGTTATCGAAACGCCGTTCTTGAATACACACTTTTTATTGATCTGGTGCCGTGGTATCGCAACATCGTGCACCACTTTTGCATCAAGGATATTCTGTAATCCCTGCTGCATGGATTTCAATTGTGTTGACGATGAATAAAACCCATACAGGATAACCTCGAAAGTCTTTTCCTCAAAGCGAATATCGGCAGCCCGGTAAGTAGGATAATTGAAAAGCTTCTTTCGCGACGGCATATTGAGATGGTTATTTACCGTCGAAAGTCTCAGGTTATATGTGGTCAATATGTTCACCCCGTCAATGGTCATAACATCGATTTCAGGTAATTATTCATGTCGCGGAGTTGATCGGATATAGTGTTCAACTTTGCGTTGTGACGTGTGTTCTGTGCAATCTCCGACAAATACGATACAGAATTGTTGATTGCCTGCATCTGAACAGTTGCATTGAAATCATAACTCCTGCTGATTTTTTCACGAATGGCATAGAGCTGGCCAAGGAGATACCCTGCTGTTTCTTCGGTTACCGAACTTACAACTCCCGTTGCACCCTGTGGCTTTTTGCTTATGTCTGAAACAATACCTGCAGTATCTTCAAGGCCTTTCAGATATTCAGCACTTGCAGAAATAATCCGGTCCCATTGGGCTTTCAAATTTCCCCGTTCCGTGTCAGTGAGGATTTGGTCAGACATTGCCTGCTCAAATTCCTTGGCCCAGGCTGCAATCTGAGGTTCGATCATCTTCACCTTCATTGCATTCAACAGGGCTTCCTGCATCAGGCTTTCAAAGTTGTCGGCAAAATCCTGAATGGTGCGTTCACCATTGCGGAAACCCTCGACAATGCTGTCGGTGATATTGCCTGCAAGTGTAGCTGTCAACAATCGCTGTTTCTCCTGCTCTGCTTCGGTAAGGTCTTTCAGAAGCTGGTTGTAATTGTCGACAGCTTCGATCACCTTTGAATCGGTGATCACTCCCTGGTTGATCAGGTCATTGATCCGGTCGACTGAAAAGTTTCCCTGTGCATCGGTCAATATCTGGTCCAGGTCGTATGTAAAAACGCCGGTTACTGTTTTCCAGAATGCAGCTCCCCATTCTTTGAACTCCCCTTCGAGTTCAAACATCCCGACACCAATTTTCTCACCAAGCGCAGCTACTTTCCGGTCGATTTCGTTGTATGGTGCATTGAACCATCCCTCGCCGGAGATCGTCCAGGACATCTGCATCTCATTGAGCTTCTTTTGCGTTGCGTCAATTTTCTTCTGCGTTTCGTCAATGACCTTTTGTGTTGCACGGTACGATTCTTCACCGATTGCAGCATCACGAAGCTCAATATATTGTTGCAACGCGCGGTTGCTGGCTGTAATCCACTTTTCAAATTCCACCCAGGGTTTGCTCAAACGATCTTCGATTTTCGATGTGTCCATCGCAATCGAGTACATCTGGGTCATCAAACCTGTAACGCCTGCCAATTGCTGCAAGATATTCCCGCTTGTGATGTTTGCCAGGCTGTTGAACACACCCCCGATATTGTCGAGCATGTCGGCCAGGTTTTTATCAATGTCGCGCACCTGGAAAGCCAATTCACCGAAAAACTGACTCGTTTGCTGGGATGCTTTTGAGATATCCTCCATATCCCATTCACTGATTTCCTTCCTGATTGTTTCGACCCATTTCTTAATTTTCTCGAAGTTGGTCAAAACAGGCTGGAATGTTTTTGTTCCGAGTGTTTTAGTATCGAGAACTGTCGATATAGGCTTTGTATCAATCGGCTTTATGGTTGGTTCTTTTGTCGCACCGAGATTGAACCCGGCGCTTTCGGCAGCCTGGATTATTGCGAGTATTTCCTGGATATTGTCTTTTGTAGCGGCAAGCCGGTTCCGGAGATATTGCTCAAAGTTATTGCCCTGCTGGAGGAGTGTTGCATATTCGGTTTCAGCCCACTCTTTCCCCATTTGCTTTACGGCAGTGTAATAATCCTCATAAGCCTGCCTTTTATTCTCGATGTCCTTCGCAATTTTTTCAGCCGGGGTTTCATCAGCTTTCCCGGCCACTCCACGCATCCGGTCAAGTGACGATTCGATTTGTGCGAGCTCCGCCATGTATTTCGACCGGTCGCCTGGCGATGTGGCCGATTCAAGGTTTTGCTGCCAGGTCTTTTTCAGATCGTTTAGCTTCCTGATGCTGTCGGCCTCTTTTATCCTCTGCTGGATTGTCTTCTCCGATTCCTTCCTTGCGTTTTCCTCGGCTGACTTTTGCTGCTCCAGCATTTTGTTATACCTGTCGGTCTCATCTTGCAGGAGTTTTGATGTTTGTTCGAGCTCCTGCCGGTCGCGGGTCGTTCGCAATACCTGCGATGATTTTGTATATATGCCTGCCGACAAATCGGAATTCTCGGTAGCAACAGCACGTTCAAGCTCTGCTTTCCGTTGGCGGAGTGTTTGCAGATAGTTAGCCTGTTCCTGGAGGGTACGCTGCTGTATGGCCTCGGTTGCCTGTTTTTCCTTGTCAACGATATCGGCAAGCTTTGACGAATGAATATTAAGGTTGTCGAATATCCCGGGATACATCTTTTGCAGTTCGCCAAGCGCTTCGATCCTGCGGCTTTCGGCCTCGCTTTCGTCGCGCAACGTTGCTATAAGCTGCGATAATTTCTGTTTCTGTGATTCATAGCTTTCGTTGATGCGTGATGTATTATCGTCGAACCGTTTTTTTGCGTCAATGGCTTTCTGAAATTCCCGGTTCATAACCATCATTGCAGCAACCATTGCAGTGATACCTGCGGCTGCCAAAACGTATGGATTTGCCAGCATCGATTTATTGAGCGCCTGCTGGACCGTTAACAACCTTTGTTTCCACAGTATCACCCTGGCATCGGAAGCAACAAGGAAACCATTTGATTCAATGACCAGCGCGTTTACGGCTTTCTGCTCGACCAGTACCGCATTATAAACGATTTGTGCAGCCTTTGCAGCCCCAAGGGTAGCTACCAGCACCTTCAGACTGCTTACAACTGATTCGTAATTATCAACCAGGTTGGTAGCCCCTACAATCAAGCCGCTGAATGTACCTTCGTTGGCCTTTCCCATGTCGTTGAGCATCCGATCCCATGCATCCTGAAAGTTGCTGATCTGGCCTTGCAGGGTTTTGCTGATTACCTCCATGGTGCCCTCGACACCTTTCATTGTTCCGAGCTGGGCAATTGCATTCTTTGCACCTTCAATTGTCCGTTCAAACTCAACTCGCTGGTTCCGGAAAGTAATAGCTACCTTTTCACCTTCGGTTTGAATGCGTGCGCCGAATTCTTTCCACCGCTCCGGATTGTTGATATCCATGATTGCCTCGAAAAGCTGCCCGATTGGTTTCCCGGTTACAGCGGCAAAGTCGCCGAGCTTGACAAGCTCCTGCTGGGTCAGTACAATTCCCTGGTTGGCAAGTTTGACAAAATTCTCGGTAATGTCTTGTAACTGATAAGGGGTTTTCGCAGCAAATTCCGACAGTCCGGTTAACAGGGCTGAAGCCCTTATATTGTCTCCATTCAGTGTATTGGTGAGAACCGCTTCAAATTTCTGGAATTCGCCGCGCACATTCACCATCTCCCGGGCGAAATTTGACAGGTTGTCAACGGCAAAATAACCGGCAATTCCGAGCCCTACCTTGGCAAATATGCTGTCAATCTTGCTGCCTTCGGTCTTGATGTCATCGGTCATCTGACGAATTGTTTCATTGACCTTTGCAACATCCTTGTTCAGTTGGTCGCTGTTGATACGGGCATCAAAAAGAAGAGCGCTCATTGTGCGTTGTACTTTGCGAATTTTTGTTTCAAAATATCAATTGTCCCATCGACAGTGTTTGCAGCTTCTTTTTCATCGTCGGTTTTTAACCTGTAATATGGCATATCGCGCATCTTGATAACGATGTTGATCCAACTGTCACCCCAAAGTGTTTCCCGGTGTGTTAATCCGAATGTTCGCTGAATGAGGGCAAGTGTTCCCCAGAATGTTTCACCCCCTGCGAATGTCCCGGAGTCTTTGTTTCGAGGAAGTTCATCCTTTTTACCGATGTTGTAATAAGAAAAAAAAACTGCGGGTCCATTTGCCTGAAAACGATGTTCAGGTAACTGAACAGGAAGGAGAGCTTCTCGACGCGGTTAAGCAGGATGAAGCGATACCATCGCCTCCGTAAGCCTGTGAGCTGTTCGCGGTTAATTGCTGCATGTGCAATGATGTTGGCCACGGCTTTGAGGTTCCCTCCTTTTTGCATGATTTCATGAATCATGTTTTCATTTTCAGAGAGGGCAGTCATACGCGACACCTGCATACTAATCCGCACCAATGTCCCCGGCCGTAGCGGACGAATGGTAAACGTCTTTTTCAGTCCCCAAAACAGCGGGACAATGAACTTGATCCCTTCGTCAACAATGGTGGCACCTGCCTGGTATTCGGGATTACTGTTGTTTTTCATCCTTTAATACGTATTTGTGAAAGGGCCACCAGTTAAGGCAGCCCTTTCGATGAATCAATTTAAGCAGGATTCGGGAGCTTGTATATGTACGGTGACCCTCCGGTGCCCGGGTCAAGTACTGTCCCTCCAACTTCCATTTCGAATAGATTGTTACGGCTCAGTTCACCGTCGAAACGGCACAAACAGGCTACCTTGTAGAAATTGAAGACAACGTCGTTTGTGGTCACAATCTGTATTGCAAGATTTACGGTTGCCACCGTAACCGGTCCGGCATATGTGAGATATGCAGGTGGCCCAACTTCACTTCCTGCCGTACCTCCCTTCATGATAGCCACAAGGCTGGGAGTGATGTCGTATGCACGCCATTTCATCTCAGTAACCCCCGGATCGGTGACAGTAGTCGCAACGGGCGTTGTCGTTTCCTCGACTTTGTAGTTTTTCTTCTGGCTTTCAGATTCATTGAGCTTGAATGATCCCTCGACCGTTTGCGCCCATTGTGTCAATGACTCCGGCATGGTTGACGATCCGGTCGGTGTGCCATATTTTACGGTCTTTATACCGTATGCGTATTTTTCAGCTGCCATAATAATGTCAGTTTAAAAGTTTTACCAAATATCTGATGTTGCTAAAATGCTCTTTGAGCGATTCTTCACGAATGTATTCCTGCGATTCAAAATCAATCAATATCCCCGTTGTGTCTTTCTGGTGCAATAGTGCCTGGATGCTTTCCGTACCGTCTTCAAGAGTTTCAGTGTCGGCCATTCCCGGTTTGAGATCGGCAACATGGTAATTCACGTTGACGTGACAGAATTGCATCACTGCAGCATTGACCGGAAGGGTGTTGATAACAACATATTCAGGTTCCTTGTTTGCGGTGGGCTTGTTCAACTTGTAAACCGGACATGATAACCCACCTGTACCTGTCAGAAGGCTGTAAATCCTGTTTATGGCGATATCAGTCATTTTCATCTGAACATGGTTGTTATAAGTGGACCTGAAATATCGTAACCGAGCCCTACTCCCTTCTTATTTATCTTCTCCTGAAACTCCTTCAACATTTTCCCCAGATCGACCAGGACAGAATCCTCCTGGCTGGTTATCACGTTATACCCCTTGCTTTCGACATAGCTGGCATAATCCATCCCTGCCACCCCGACAAGTTGATATCCTCCCTTTGGGACACTTTCAAGGGCTCGTCGTGCTGCTGCCATCCCGGTTGAATCTCCCTGCAAGTTTTGGGCGATTATCGCGCCCTGGCTCAACACGAAATATCCAATCGAACTGCGCAGGTTACCGGTACGGTCGGTATAATCACCTTTCCCGAAGGCACCCGAAATGTTTAATCCCTGCCTGGCCTCGCTGACAAATTGCTCACCGAGGTACTGCAGTATCCGGACAATGCCGGTTTCAATCTGCATTACACCACCTGCGAGCAACCGCTCAACATCCATTTTGTTATATCGGGGAGTTAAACCCATAGCCTTGTATTAAATTGACCGTTGTGTTGCCGTTTCAGCGTTCCGGTGTGCACCGTGCCGTTTTCAAAAGTTACCGATACCGGGTCGCCATGTGCGAATTCTTCTGTTGTAAGTGGCATATATATCACATATTCATACTGCTCAACATCGCCGTCGGCTCCCCGGATAACCGGATTGCTCCCGGCAGGTTCGGCACGGCCTTCGCTGGTGAACGAAGTGGCCGATCCTGATGGTTGAAAGTCGCCGTCTCCATCCTGCGAAAACGATGGATGCCTGGTTACAGTAATTGTATGTGGATATTGCTCTACCATCTGTTTGTTGCGTCGCTTATGGTGTTTCCGGTGGTAGATACTCCGTATTGTGTGTATATTGAATTTGCCATCGACAAATACAATTTGCGGTCGGATACTGAAACAGAAAAACCACCCTCGCTCACGCTTGCTGCGGTTGCCAGCACCATGTAGATATCGGCTTTTGCAAGATCGAAAGTGCGCGAGGAACCGGAATATGTATCCGACCCGGAAAGACCCCTGTCGGTCAGCACCCGGTTAAAGGTATTGGCCGACAGAGGATACCCGGAAACGGTTGATTGAATTGCTTCGAGGATTGTCATCGCTCATCATTGGTTACGACCATGAAGTGGCATTATGCTTCATCAGGAAGATGCTGTTCACATCGGTAAACCGCGGGAAAGCATTTGCCTGTCCCTTGGTATATTCGCCGAACGGCTCCACTTCCGACCATTTGGTCAGGAGCACATGCTGGTTTTTCACCATGATTGCAATTTTCTTCAAGGTTTCGCTTGTTTCCTCTGCAATCGGGCCATGAAGGAAGTCTCCAACATTCAATTCAGGGAGCAATGCAATGTAACCGGTTTTCCACGGCGACACTGTTGAAAGTACGTGATCCTTGTTTTCAAACCGGACAGAGCTATTAACCACCACAACCTGTGGCAGCATATAGGCTTCCATCATTGCGTTGAAATCGGCAAGGGCCACATCAGCTTTCCGGCTGGCGGGAATACGCTGGAAGAATGCAAACTTATCCTTCACCTCGGTGGTTGCCAGCATCAACCTGACGGCTGACCGGTCCATCACCACGTAATTGAGTGAATGACCAGCATCTTTTGCATTATCGATAATCCCCTGGATATCGGCAATCGGAGTGGCACTGGCTGCTGTTGCCCAGCTGACTGCTGCTGCGGTTTTGTTCCCGGAAGGGATCCCGAAGTTAACATTGGTTTCGGTTATGATCCCGTTGTTGTTGTCGTCTGTCAGGGCAATCGACCCATAACTGAGGGCTTGCATCGCAAGGAATTCAGTCCGGGCCAGCACTCCCTGGAGGCAGAAGTCGATATCATTGAAAACAATATCGAGTAATGCCTTTTTGTTGGCATCACCCTGCGACCCTGCGCTGATGGTATTGTAATCGTTGAAATCCTTTTCATCCATCTTGCGCTTGAGTGCAATCTTCGGGATGTCGCCCGATGCTTTTGCAACCACCCTTCGGGTTTTCACCGGAGCTGTTGCATTATACTCGACCACATCGGCCATCACCGGGTTCCCTCCCGATCCGGAAAGCGATTCCCAGGTGAGCTGGGTGGTGTATTTCAAAGGGAAGAACTGTTGCCAGAACATGGTTTTCAGGTAAGCTTCCCTTGCCCTGTTGACATACGCTTCAACATTCGATCTTGTGAGTTGCCTCAAAAGTGACCTTTCAATCATTTCTTTTCAATTTTTGGGTTATTCAAAGCGGATGTGTGGCAGGGTTGCCTTAATTGCAGCATCGATGTAATATGGCAGGAGCGATTCTTTCACCGTTCCACGGACCATGATCCCGGCACCGGCATTCAGTCCGGATTCGGAAGTATCAACTGTGTTCAGGGTCAAACCGGCAGGAGTGTACAAATACGGTTTTGCGCCGTAATTCACACCACCGCCAAGGTCGTCGGAAGGCACTGTAAGAACTGCGCCGGTCTGGTTATTGTCCCAGCCCACGGCACCGGTTGCGGTTGCCAGGCTGAAATCAATACCGGCAGCAACAACCCCGAGAGCGCGGATGGCTGCCTGTATGGCTGTTACGTTGTTGCTTGCAGCGGTTGTTTTGGCAAGTTTGATCAGCAGTACTCCTGCCGAATACGAAACTGCAAGTGCATCGGACCCGTTCTGCTCAATTGTAACGGTGATGCCGTTGAAATTTGCAGGGTTCGATTTCACCGGGATGGTGATGGTCAGCGTGTCAGCGACATCGTCGGTAACAACTGCTGTTGCCACGGTACCGGAACCGGTTGTGTCTTCTGTTTCGACCTGATAAAGAATCTGGTTTGCAGAAGAGAGGGTAAGAGAACCTGAATCAAAGGAAAGCGTATCGTATGTTTCTCCTTCGGTTATCGAGGCGATTGTCAGTGCAACCACACCGTCGGAAATGACGTCGTCAATTTTGAATTCATGGCTCTTGGCTATGCGGGGTGCCGATGCTGAACCACCTGAAACGATCTTGGCCGTTTTAACCAGGTGGTAAAGCCCGTTGGTGTCTTTCCCAACAACAGCACCCTCCAAGACTTCAACGGTGTCGGCCTTCACATCGGCTTTTGCCAGTGTGCCTCCACCGGGGATGTCCTCAATCACGTTGATAAACGGGAGAGGGCGTTCTGTTCCTGTTTCGGATTTTACGTACATGAATTTTGGTTATTTTTCTTCGGGGAATTTTTCTTTGAGATAGCTGTCTATCTCGGCCTTTTCGTCGGCCTCGGAAGCCCGTTTTGGTGTTTCGGAAACCAGGCCCTTGTTAATCAGTTCCTGTTTTGTGGCGACAAAATCGGCTTCAATTTCTGTGGCCAGTTTGTCAATGTCCGATTCGTTTTCAACGGTAAGCGAAATGCGCTTCAGGAAGCTTTCAGTTACACCCTTTTCTTTCAGTTTGTCCCTGAGCCGTTGTGAGAGGGCAGCCTGCGATTCTTTCTTTTCGTAGGCTTCCAGTTTGGCCTGCATGTCCTTTGCCCACTGCGGAATGTCAGCATCCGGTTTTGGCGGATCGGTGGGTTTGGGAGGATCAACAGTCCTCTGTTTTTTCAAAGCATCCAGTTCTGTTTTAAGGGTAGTAACCCTTTTATCAATGTCGCCCTGAAACGCTTTGAGAAGATTTTCTGCCCCGGTTACGGCCGGTTCAATACCGTTGTCGTCTGTGACTGTCTGGCCCAGGTATTCAGCCACCTGTTCCAATGTTTTTTCGCCAAACCCTAAGTTTGCGAACTTAGTTTTCAACGCGGCTAAGATTTTTTCTTTCATCGATGAAATTTTGGTTACACAATGTTTTGTGACCAAAATTCATTGAAAGTATTTACGGGGAAAAGGATTTGAGGGTGCAAAATGGGACATTTTTCAAAATGTCAAAAATTTTTGAATTTGTTCAATCAAACAAAAAATGCAGAAAACTTGAAATTTTACATAATTGGTTGCTACAATTTCGATTTTTTTGCTATAATTTTGGGAAAAGATAAGCTTCTTACTTTGGATGCAAGGAACTACAAAAAACTATGAATCATTGCAGTTTGACAGTAAGTTTATTAAATTTTATTTTTCTAATTCAAAACGAAATGAAGAAACGTCTTCCATATTTTCTTCCAATTATTTTCTTGCTAGTAATTGTCCTATTGACATTGATTTTATTCTTTAAATT